CAAAAACAAAAAAAATAGAATATTACGAAAAAGAATTTGAAAAAAAGATGTTAAATTATTTGGATAATTCAGAATAATTTCGTATATTTGTAAATACAAATAAAACTTAAAAATTATGCATAAATACAACGAAAAACAACTCGAAGAGAACTATAACAAGTTTATAGAAGCTATTAAGAAATCTTTCGAAGGTGAAAGATTAGAAAAATTATTACATATGTACTCAATGGATGAGTTAGGGCCAAACCTATTAGTATCTCCAGCGAGTGGAAATGTGAATTATCACAACTCTTATGAAGGAGGATACATCGACCACATTTTAAATGTGGCTAGAAACTCATTGAGAATGATGAAGATATTTCAAGAGGCTGGTGGTAAAGTTGACTTTACACAAGAAGAATTATTATTTGCAGCATTTCACCATGATTTAGGAAAACTTGGTGAGAAAGGATTACTTCACTATCACAAAAATAAATCTGATTGGCACATAAAGAATCAAGGAAAGTATTTTGAAACTAATCCTGATATATGGTATCTATCTCATACTGATAGAACAATGTACCTTTTAAGTGAATATGAATTAAAATATACTAAGAAAGAATATTTTGGTATGAGATTGGCTGATGGGATGTATGATGAGGATAACAAAAAATATTTAAAAACTTATAACCCAAATTCTCAACAGAGAACTCCGATAGGATATATTCTACATTGGGCTGATTCAATGAGTACTTGTATTGAAAGACAAAATCCTGTTAAGATATAAATGACTAACGCCGAAGATATATTATCAAAATACGAGAAGGGTAGATATGATGGAGAATTTCCAACAATAAGTCCTGAAGATTGGGAAACTTTAAAAGAATCGTATCCCAAAGACCAAGTAAAGGAAATGTTGGCTGATTTGTTTATGAAGTATCCACTTCCTTACGCTACAGATAAGTACACGATTGAGGATGCACGAGATGATTATATGAAGCTAAAAGGAATCAGATATCACGAACTGATAAAAGAAGGGAAATGGTTTCAAAGGCAATCAAGAGAATCTAAATATCCACTTACCTATGATGGTAAACCAATTTACTTTAAAAGATATAACTTAGGAAATCTTTCATCTAATTTCTTCCAAGAAAAAAACAGATGGAGTATTTGTTCAAGTGGATATCCAGGCCCTGCCAGAACATGGCGAACGAGACCGTTTATGATATCTTTAATGGGAGCTGCTTATACTTTGAAGTTACCACAAGTTGGTAAGAAAGAGTTAAGAGTAATGATTGGATTAAGAAAATATATTGCATCTCAACACAAACCAAATGTTACCAAGGCACTTACTGAATTTTTTGGTAGTGAGAAACTCTGTGATTTTTCGGCAGGTTGGGGAGATAGGTTAAGTGGTGCTTGTGCAAGTGAAACTGTTACTCATTATGTTGGGATTGACCCAAGAAAAGAAAATCATCCTTTATATAAACAACAGGCTGAGTTTTATCAAAAACATACTACATTCTTTGAAAATCCAACAAAAGTAGATTTACATCAATCACCAGCAGAAGATTTTGATTATTCAGATTACCAAGATTATTTTGATTTGGTTTTTACATCACCTCCTTACTTTAATGTAGAAAGATATGGTGATGATGATACTCAAAGTTGGATTAGATATGAATCTATTAATGCATGGAATGAATATTTCTTACATAAGACATTAGAAAAAATTATACCAACACTTAAGAAAGGTGGTAAGATGGCAATCAATATTGCAGATGTTTACACTTCAGAAAAAGGTGGTGGTGGAAAAGATTGGAAGGAAATAACACAACCAATGTGTGAGTTTTTAGAATCCAAAGGACTAACATATAAGGGATGTATCGGTATGGAAATGGCAAAAAGACCCAATAGTGGAGGAGCTGGAACTGTAAAACAAACTGAACATAACCAAAATCAATATAAAGAAGAAACTCTAAAGAATTCAGAAGAAAATCAAGATAAAACTTTTTGTGAACCGATTTGGATATTTGAAAAATAATTCGTATATTTGTACATATGTATCAAAACATTTATTATCAACGAGAAAGAAATTTAATCCATCTTTGGGATGACCAAAGAGGATATTCATCGTTTCCTTACACTCGTTATGCTTATGAAAAAGCACAGAGAGGTGAACACACTTCTATTTATGGGGATAAACTAACTAAAATTTATAAGTTTAAGAAGGATGACCCTGAATTATTCGAATCAGATGTACCAGAAACTACAAGAGCTTTAGTAGATTTATATTCTGAAACAGATGATGTATCAGAAGGTCATGTTGTACTTACATATGATATTGAGTGTGAGATGACAAGTGGATTACCAAATCCCGAAGAGGCTAAGAATGAACTTACTTCAATTGCACTTCACGATTCGGCTACAAATCAATATTGGGTATTGGTAATGGATAAGGAAGGATTGATGGTAGAAAAAACTACCGATAAGGCAATCGTAATTCCATTCAAAGATGAAAGAGATATGTTAATGAAGTATCTCGAACTATATGAAATGATTAATCCATCAATCGTTACAGGTTGGAATATTGATTATTTCGATACACCAATGTTATACAACAGAATCAAAAGATTGTTAGGTGAAAGACAGGCAAATAGATTATCACCAATCGGACAATGTTTCTGGTCTCCTTATCGTAAAAGATATTTTATGGCTGGTGTATCTTATTTAGATTATATCACTCTTTATAAGATTTACAACTATGGTGAACTTCCAAACTATCGATTGGATACTATTGCTCAAATAGAATTAGGTAGAGGTAAAATTGAATACGATGGAAACTTAGACCAATTATTCAGAGATGATATTGAAAAGTTTATTGAGTATAACTTAGTGGATGTTGAACTTGTTGTAGATTTTGATAAGAAACTTCAGTTCATTGATTTATGTAGAGGTATTTGTCATGCTGGTCATGTACCATATGAAGATTTTGTTTACTCATCAAAGTATCTTGAAGGAGCGATGTTAACTTATCTAAGAAGAAGAAACTTAGTTGCACCAAATAAACCAGCGGATAGACAAGAACGAATGCAAGCTATTCGTGATAACAATGAAGAGAAGTTTATAGGGGCTTATGTAAAGGCACCAATCGTTGGTAAGTATGATTGGATATATGATTTGGATTTAACCTCCCTATATCCTTCTATTATTATGACTGTAAATATTTCACCTGAAACCAAGATTGGTAAGATTCAAGATTGGGATGCAAACAAGTTTGTAAAAGGAGAAGTTGATACTTACTACATAGGAGATGATTCTATATCAAAAGAAAATTTAAAAAAATATTTAGAACAATCTAAGTTCGCAGTAGCATCTAATGGTGTACTTTATAGAACAGATGAGGTTGGTTGTATACCAGGTATTCTTGACTTGTGGTTTCAAAAACGAGTTGAGTATAAAAATGAAATGAAAAAATATGGGAAAGCAGGAGATGATGAAAAATATGCCTTCTATCACAAACGTCAGTTGGTTCAGAAGATTTTACTTAACTCTTTATATGGTGTGCTTGGGCTTCCTGCCTTTAGGTTCTATGATGTTGATAATGCTACCGCTGTTACCACAACAGGACAGACAGTTATTAAATCAACTGCGGATATGGCTAATATCAAGTACAACAAGGAGCTTGGTACTCCTGATGCTGACTCTAACATATACATCGATACTGATTCTGTATTTTTCTCAGCAGTTCCTTTAATGGATAAAAGAATTCCTAATTGGAAGGAACAAGACCAAGATACAATTGCTGGTTATGTAAATGAGATTGCAGAAGAGATGCAAGATTACCTTAATGATTTCTATGATATCCTTTCTACAAAGATTTTCAATGTAGATGTTGATAAACACAGATTAGAGATTAAGAAAGAATATGTTGCAAAGGCAGGATTGTGGATTGCAAAGAAAAGATACGCACAATGGATTATATCAGATAATGGTGTACCTGTTGATAAGTTAGATGTAAAGGGATTAGATGTTAAACGAAGTTCATTCCCTAAAGCATTCCAAGAATGTATGGGTACAGTTTTGATTGATATTCTAAAAGGTAAAACAGAAGAAGAAATTTCAGATTATGTTTTAGATTTTAAAAAGAATATGATAAACAGACCTACATCTGAAATTGCTAAGAACTCAGCAGTAAAGAATCTTAAGAAGTATATGCCGAAAGGTAAGAGAGAAAGATTCTCAATGATGAAAGGAACTCCTGCTCATGTTAAGGCGGCAATCTTATATAACGATTGTTTACAACATTTCAAAGCTCCTTTCAAATATGAACCAATGAAAAATGGTGATAAAGTAAAATGGGTTTACCTTAAAGATAATCCTCTTGGAATAGATGGATTGGCATTTACAGGTTATTCAGACCCACCAGAGATAGAAGAATTTATTGCAACTTATATTGACCACAATAAAATCTTCGAAAGAGAACTCAAACACAAACTACAAGATTTCTTTGATGCAATCGGATGGGGAGATGTTGTGAGTGAACAAAGAACAGCTGAAAAGTTTTTTAACTTTTAGCTTTGATAATTCAAATAAATTTCGTATATTTGTACAACTATAAATTATAATTAAGTAAAAAAATGGAAAAACAATCATTAAATCGCTTCGTATCGAAGTACAATCTTGCAGGTTTAGTAGAATCTGTAAAATGGGAATCAAAAGATGGTTCTCTTACAACATCATTCATTTCAGATGATAAATCTGTTTTGGGTAGTGTTACTATGAAAGAGTTTGATTCATCAGATGCATCATTCGGTGTATATGATACAACCAAACTTACAAAAATGTTATCAGTATTAGGAAACGATGTTGATTTCTCAATCAATGATATTGATGGGAAACCAGTATCTTTAAAATTCAAAGATGGTTCAACTAATGTAAATTATATGTTAGCTGATTTATCAGTTATTCCTAATGTACCTGATTTAAAACAATTACCAGAGTTTGATACTGAAATCAAATTAGATTCAAACTTTATTTCAAAGTTTATCAAGGCTAAAGGTGCACTTGCAGATGAGAATAACTTTACATTCACTTGTGGTAATGGTAAAAATGGTTCTGGTCAAATTATCTTAGGATATTCTAATATCAATACAAATAGAATTAACATTGATGTTGATTGTACTTGTTCAAAAGATAAAGTAGACCCAATCTCATTCTCAGCAAACTTCTTAAAAGAAATATTAGTTGCTAACAAAGAGGCAACAGATGCTACTTTGAAGATTTCATCTCAAGGTTTAGCACACATTTCTTTTGAAGTAGATAACTACGAATCAAATTATTATCTTGTAGAAATTCAATCTTAATGAGTAACAAATACTTTTACGAAAAGAGTAGATTTAGTGAGTTTAAATCCAATACTACTTATCATCAGTTGTTAGAAATGACTGATGATGAGTTTGTGTCTTGGGCTCGTTTACTCCGTAAAGAAGTTACTGAACAATGGGATGAAAGAGGAACTCCACCTGTTATTGGTAAGAATGAAGAAGGTATTATCAAAAACTTTAAGAAACTTAAATCCAACCCAGCAAAGTATTGGGAAAAAGATTTAAGTGGTGATGATGAATCATTGGGTATTATTAAAAACTTTAATAAAGATGCATCAGTTGTAAATCAGTTTTTTCCTACAATGTTAAAAACAAAGATTTCAAGTGGTAAATCCGCTGATGGTGGTTTATCTATTTATGACCATTTCTCAGACCCAACAATGGAAGATAAATTTGTTCGTATTATGAAACGAGCAGTAAAAAGAGATTCTATGTATTCATGGTCTCGTTCTGTTGTAGATAAGAAAGATGAGAATCCATTTTGGAATGGACAAGGTGCTATTGATTTTATCAAAGATGTACACGATGGTAAGGTATTTAATGGTAAATATTCTGATTTAGGTATTTGGATTTCAAAAGTAAATACAAAAACTCTCGATAACTATGGTACATTTAATCAAGAATATATTGGTTCTAAAAATCTTTACTTAAAATCAGAACAAGTTCAAGAATTGAAAGATAGTGGTTATCTTAATGATACACAATTATCTAATATAGATAGAATAGAATCATCATGGACATCTGAAGCTGGTACAACACAAACTTATCTTTATCAAATACGTTGGTATGAAAAAGATTCTGGTATCTTCCCAAAGATACTACAAGTATTTAGATTGAGTTGTGGACAACCTGCAGTAAACTTCCCTGCATTAACTGCAAAGTGGATTTACGAAAACTATACTAATCATATCGATACAGATGAACCATTACATATTTATGATTCATCAAGTGGATGGGGTGGTAGAATCTTAGGAGCAATGAGTTCTCGTAAGAAAATCCACTATGTTGGTACAGACCCTAATCCTGATAACTTCTTAGATGAAGAAGGTATTTCTCGTTATGAGTATATGGCTAAGTTTTATAATGATAATTGTGTAGATGATTTCTCAGATAAATTAACTACATTCTTTGATGTTAAAAAACAAGGTAACACTTATGAGTTATTCCAAGATGGTTCAGAACTAATTTCAAACAATCCAAAGTTCCAAAAGTACAAAGGTAAATTAGATATTTCATTTACTTCACCTCCATACTTTAACAGAGAACAATATTCACAAGATGAGAAACAATCTTTCAAAGCGTATGGTGAGTATGAAGATTGGAGAGATAACTTCTTAAAACCTACTCTAACAACGATTTACGAGTATCTAAAGAATGATAGATATATTCTTTGGAATATTGCTGATATTAAGATAGGTGAAAGTTTATATTATCCACTTGAACAAGATTCAATTGATATCTTAAATGATTTAGGATGTGAGTATAAAGGTAAGTTAAAAATGTTAATGACACGAATGGTTGGATTAGACCCTTCTAAAAGTGGAATTAAGAATGCAGTTGAATATGATGGTAAGGCATATAAATTTGAACCTATATTTGTATTTCATAAAAAATAAAGTATATGATTAATATAGTAGCTAAACAATCTCAGATATTTTCATTATTTGGTAAATCTAATTTCAAATTAATAGAAAAAGAAAAAAATGATTCTATTTTTGATTTAGAATATAATGAAGAAACTTATAGATTGAAAATTATTGGTGAGGGATATGAGGAAATTCAATGGAATTCTCCTGAATGGAAAAACCAAACAAATTTTTGGGAAAAGACAAAAAATAATATCCTATATAACCCAACAAATGATTTAATCATAGTGGCTGATAGATGGATATTTGTATCTGTATTTGTTGGTTTATTTCAGAGATATGGTATTTCGTATATTAAGAAATTAGAAAAAATATACAAAGAAAGAAATGTAAAGGTAGTTTTAGCTAATTCATATTTTGAACCATTGGATTATGAAACCGACCATTATTCTGCATGTAATCACCCATATGATTTTGATTTCATAAGATTTTCTGATTATCCACTATTTGAAGATTGTAAAAATACTACTGTAAATACTTTTTACTCTCTTTGGAATTACGTTTACGATATCTTAGCATATGATGTTAGTCCAAACAATAGACCTCAAATGGAAATGGGTGATGAAGTTTATAATGATTGGTTAAATACTTTGGTAACCCCAATAGAAGAAAGACCTTATGTTTTTGGTATGTTGGGTGGTAAACCAAGATATCATAGATTATATTTTATCAATAAATGTATTGAAAGTGGTTTAGTTGATAGAGGATATCTTACAATGAATAAATGGTTTTTAGATGAATACCATAGATTTATAGATGATGATAATTTATATACAGATGGTGCACAAACATTAAAACCAGCTATAAAGAAATATTGGAATCGAGATTTTTATAAAGATAAAGAGTATTATAAAGATATAAAAGACCCTTTAGGTGAGGAGTTAAGATTTGAATATAGTACACAAAATATTGTTAATCAAGAGTATAATGAAAGTTATATAGAAGTTATTGCAGAAACACATATCCTTTGGGATAAATTATATGGATTCTGGTCAGAAAAAACTTATCATGGAATTTTCTTTGAAAAGTTATTTGTATCAGTTGGAGCTAATAGATTCTATAAAGAATTTGAAAAACTTGGTGGTCATACATTTATAAAAGAATTGGGAATCAACCCACTATTTTTAGAAGAAGATGACCCGATTATACAAATGGATTATCTAATTGAGGCACTTGATAAAATTTCATTAGAAGATGCTAAAAGAATTTATACAGAGAACTTACCAAAAATAAAAGAAAATAAATCTATCATATTAAATTGGATTTATAAAAATACAGAATTTTTAAGAAATTATATTTTAACTTAATACTTATTCAAAGATGGAAGAAACTTATTTAATAGATTTCTCAAGTTACCAAAATAACCCATATTTCCTTGGGGGAACTGCTACTTCAGACAGGGTAACTTTTTACACAACAAATTCAAATAAAGGTTTATGAATTATTCTTTGACTTACGATGATATTCAATTAGTACCTAAGTACTCGAATATTCCTACTCGTACTCAAATAAAATTAAATACTCTCGTATCTCGTAGATACGGTCTTTTAAATCCAATAGTAGCATCTCCGATGGATACTGTTTGTGGTTTAGAAATGGCATATAAAATGTTTAAACTTGGTGGAGTTGGTTGTATCCATAGGTTTAACTCAATAGAAGAACAATCAAATATAGTAAAAGAACTATCTCACAGAATTTATTCCGAAGAAAATGGTAACCAATTTGAAGATTGGGGTGTAATGTTGGATGATTGGCATTCAGAAATTCCTCATATCCCAATTATGGCTGCAATCGGTGTAAGTGAAAGTGATAGACATAGAGCAAAATCTTTAGTAGATAATGGTTGCAACATTATCCTTATTGATGTAGCTCATGGACACCACCAAAATGTGTTAAACATGATTGAGTGGTGTAAAATGAATCTTGATGAAAAAGTGGATATAATCGCTGGTAACATTGCAACAACAGAGGCTGCTCAAGAATTAGAATCTTGGGGAGCTGATGGATTAAGAGTTGGTATCGGTGGTGGTTCACTTTGTACAACAAGAGTTAAGACAGGATTCGGTGTACCGAATGTAAGTTGTTTAAAAGATATTGCATCTATTGCGGAAACACCCATTATGGCTGATGGGGGTATTCGTTCAAGTGGAGATATTGCAAAGGCTCTGGCACTCGGAGCGAGTTCTGTTATGTTGGGTTCTCTAATCGCTGGTACTGATGAAGCACCAGGTCAGATTGTTGAGACACCCAAAGGTCTTTATAAGAGATATAGAGGTTCGGCCTCATTAGAAACGAAGGTAACACATGGTCAACAGACCAGAAACGTAGAAGGTGAATCTACAACCATTCCCTACAAGGGCGGAGTAAAGTTCATAGTGAATGGATTAATTGATGGAGTTAAATCAGCATTATCTTATGGTGGTGCACAAGATTTAGAACATTTCAATCCATCTTATGTACTTGTTACTAATTCGGGTATTAATGAAGCAAAACCACATCTTTTATAAAAAAAATCGTTCAAAAATGAACAGGTTACAATTAATTTAATTTAAAAATTATTATTATGAGAAAACTATTATTAGTTGGATTGATGCTTTTAACAAGTATCACAACCTTCGCACAAATTAGTGGGAAGGTAATCGATGCTGAAACCGGTGATGTTTTACCAGGTGCAACCATTCAAGTCGAAGGAACGGCGGATGGAGTTGTATCAGGTTTTGATGGAACTTTCAGTATTGAAATATCAGAAGGAGAAACTCTGATTATCTCTTACATTGGGTACGAAACTGCTTTTGAAGCAGCTGAACAAGGTATGGTTGTTGCATTACAAGCAGACCTAAATGTACTTGGTGAAGTAGTAGTGAGTTCTGGTGTGATTGATGTTGCTAAGGTGAGAGAAACACCTGTTGCAGTATCAACAATTTCACCCTCAGAAATCGCACTTAAAGTAGGTAACCAAGAATTTCCTGAAATTATGAACAAGACACCAGGCGTTTATGCTACCAAACAAGGTGGTGGTTATGGTGACTCAAGAATCTCTCTTAGAGGATTTGACCAAAGAAACACATCTTTCCTTATCAATGGGCAACCAGTTAACGATATGGAAAATGGATGGGTTTATTGGTCTAACTGGCAAGGTTTAACAGATGTTGCTAGTGGTATCCAATTACAGAGAGGTTTAGGAGCTTCGAGATTGGCAGTACCATCAGTAGGTGGAACAGTTTCAATTTTTACAAAAGCAGCTGAGGCTCAAGCAGGTAGTTCAGTACAACAAGTCGTTGGTAACGATGGATATACTAAAACTACTGTTGCTCACTCAACTGGTTTAAGTGATAATGGATGGGCAACATCTGTACTACTTTCAAAGTGGGCAGGTGATGGTTATATCTATAATACAAGTGGTGAGGGTTACACTTACTTCTTTGCATTAGGATATGCACCTGAAGATTCAGACCACTCAGTTAACTTTTCATTCTTAGGTGCTGGACAATGGCACCACCAAAGAGATGTTTGGGTTTCTATTAGAGATTACCAAAACTTTGGTGAAGAAGGAATTGATAGAAGATGGAACACCAATGGTGGTACATTAAATGGAGAAGAATATTCTTTAAGAAGAAACTTCTATAACAAACCATTGGCAACTCTTAACTGGGATTGGGATATTAACTCTAACCTTAAATTAGCTACATCATTATATGGTTCGGCTGGTAGAGGTGGAGGAACAGGACCAAGAGGTAGAAACTACTACAACTCGGAAACTGATATCTTACCATTCAGAAAAGACCTTACTGAACACTACTTAGAAAATGGTAGAGGTTCAAGAACACCAGAAGGATTTATTGACTTCGATGCTATTGTTGCATTTAACCAATCAAACACAGACCCATATAGTGGTGGTTTACCATTTGAAGGTCAGTTAATTGGTTCTAATGGATTCAATGAAGATGGTGTAAACAGAAGTGCCTTGATTAGAAGAGCATCTATGAACTCTCATAACTGGGTTGGAGCAATCTCTAACTTAGAATATGAAAGTGGAAATTGGAAAACTTCGATTGGTGTTGATTTGAGAAACTACACAGGATTCCATTACAGAGTATTAAATGACCTTCTTGGATTAGATGGTTATTACTCAACTGGTAATGATAACTCTGCAGGACAAATCATCAACACTTTAGTTGATGCTAATCCTTTCCAAAATACAGGTTTAAATGGCCCTAAAATCGCTTACTACAATGTTGGTAAAGTTGGTTGGCAAGGTGTAAATGGTTTAGTTGAGTATAACAACTCTACTATATCTGCTGTATTACAAGGTGGTTTATCTAATCAATCATTCCAAAGAATTGATTACTTTGCACAACCTGATAATCCAGAATCAGATACAGAAAATGTAGGTGGTGGATATGTAAAAGGTGGTGCTAACTACAACATTAATGATTCACATAATGTGTTCTTTAATGCTGGATTCATTTCAAGACAACCAAACTTTGATGGTGTATTCCCTAACTATGCAAACAATGTTAATCCTGATTTACAAAATGAGGAAATTACATCAGTTGAATTAGGTTATGGTTTCGTTAGTAATAACTTCAGAGCAAATGTAAACTTATACTCTACTAATTGGGGTAATAGATTTGTAACAAGAAGTTTATCTAACCAACAAGGTGTTGATGGATTCGCACAATTTAAAGATATCGATGTTGTACACAATGGATTGGAAGTTGAAACAGTATGGGATGCTACAAGTAGATTAAGATTAAAAGGTATGTTATCAATCGGTGATTGGAGATATACTAAAGATTTCTCAGCTGAGTTATTCGATGATAATCAACAATCAATTGGTACTGGTACACTTTACTTAAAAGATGCTAAAGTAGGAGATGCGGCACAATTCGTATCTTACTTAGAGGCAGATTATAAGATTGGTAAATTTAATGTAGATTTAGGATATAGATTTGTAGATAATCTTTTCGCAGATTACTCAATTACTGATTCAGAATTTACACAACCTGATAATGCAGGTGCATTGAAGTTACCATCTTATGGATTAGTTGATTTAGGTTCTACCTTCAGATTCAACTTATTCGGAAATGATGCTTCATTCAGAGTAAATATCAACAATTTGTTTGATACTACTTACATTGCAGAATCTAACACTAACATTCATGCAGGAGATGCTTCTCAAACATGGAATGGTGTTGATACGAGAAACTCAGTATGGTTCGGATTCGGACGTACTTGGAACGCTTCTCTTAAATACAGATTCTAATAACAAAATAATAAGAGGGGGAAATTTCATTCCCCCTTTTTATTATTATGAAAAAACTTATACTCAATACACTATACTTTATTTGGAATTTTTTAGTTTCAAGAAGTTTGTTCCCCAAATTTTGTGAAAAAATAAACCTACTAATTAATAAATTAGAATCATAATGAAAACAAAAAAAGCAAAAAGTAAAATAGATTTATTATATCAATATGGCGTAATATACTTAGGAACATCATTTATGATGTTATCTCCTTTTTTTATCGATTTGATATACGGTAAAATAGGAATGATGTTAGGTTTAATCCTAATAACGATTCAAACACAAAAAACAAAACAGTATAACCTATCGTTATTAAACTTAGTAGGATTTAGTGGTTATTTATATTCATTGATAAAAACCTTATTATGAAAAAGTTATTATTAGTACTATCAGTACTACTCCTTAGTTCTTGGGGTAAAATAGGACACAGAACTGTTGGTGAGATTGCACAAAGACAACTATCATTCACCGCAGAACAAAAAATAAATGAAATATTAGATGGACAATCACTTGCAGTTGCAAGTACATGGGCAGATGAAATGAGAAGTAATCCAGAGTTTGATAAATATTCAACTTGGCATTATGTTAATCTTCCTCTTGATAAAGAATATGGTGATGTAGAACATTTAGGACCAAATGTAGTTAAGATGATTAACACAGCAATTCCTATTTTACAATCACCAATGGCTGATAAAAAAACAAAACAATTTTGGTTAAAGTATTTAGTTCATATGGTTGGTGATGTTCATCAACCACTTCATACAGGTAGAGAAGAAGATTGGGGTGGAAACAAAATTAATGTTTACTTCAAAGGTAGAAAAGATGCTGAGGGTTTAACTAACTTACATGATTTATGGGATGCTGGATTGATTGATGATTATAAAATGAGTTATACAGAATATGCTACCAAACTACAAAATCAATTTAAAGATACAATAGTAGAACAAGGAGTTCCTGAGGATTGGGCAAATGAATCTCATGAGTATGTATCTAAGATTTATGAAACAAAGGATGGTTCATATTTATCATATGACTATGTATATGAGAATTTACCAATCGTAGATGAGAGATTGTATTTAGCTGGAATCAGATTGGGTAACCTTTTAAATGATATATTTGGAGAATGAGCAAATTGATAAACCTCTTCGGTGGACCTGGTATTGGGAAATCCTCAATAGCAAATGGTATCACCTACAAACTCAAAAAGAAACATATAAGTTGTAACAATCCCTATGAATTCCCAAAAAGATTAGCTTGGGACCACAACATACCAGCAATATCAGACCAGTTGTATGTATTTGCTAATCAACATAGAGGAATAGCAGAATGTTATAATAAAGTAGATTATATAGTAATTGATTCACCAATTTTATTTTCTACAATTTACCACAGATATTACACAGAAGGATATCCTGCTGAATTTTATGGAGAACCTTTCCATAACTTAGTTATTGATTTACATTCAAAATATGATAGTATCAATATCTTATTAAAACGAGGTGAATCGGTACACAATGATGATGAGAGATTTCAAGATTTAGAAAAATCAATTGAGATAGATAAATTGTGTAAAAAAGTATTAGATGAAAACAAAGTTCCTTACCATGAAATAGAGGTTGGGCCGAAAACAGTAAAAAAAGTTATGAAATTATTAGGAAAGTCCAAATAAATTTCGTATATTTGTAAAACAAAAATAAATTATAATGGCAAACTTAACACAAATTGCACAGAAGTTCAGAGTATCTGAAAATTTTCTTAATTCAAAAGAAGATGGTTTGATAATAGTATCTAAATCTATCGAAGAATTAATCGGTGAAATGAATTTACAAAGAAATCTTGATGAAAATAGAAAACAATCTATCATTGAAAAGTTAGAAAGATTATCAGAGTTCTGTAAAGAAGTAAAAAATTCAACATTTTAACATGGCATTTTTTGAAGATACAACAAACCAAGAGGTAAACAACTCATTGTGGGTTGAAAAATATAGACCTCGTAAACTAACAGAATATGTTGGTAACGAACACCTGAAACAAAAAGTAAGTGATTACCTTCAGAGTGGAGATGTACCTCATCTTTTATTCTTTGGTAAAGCTGGTACAGGTAAAACAACCTTAGCTAAGTTGATTGTAAATTCAATTAGTTGTGATTATATTGTTATAAATGCATCTGATGAGAATAATGTAGATACAGTTAGAAACAAGGTAAAGGGTTTTGCTTCCACGATTGGTTTTAAGGATATGAAAGTAATCATACTTGATGAGTTCGATTACATGACACCAAATGCACAGGCAATCCTTAGAAACTTGATGGAAACATTCTCAAAACATTGTAGATTTATTCTAACTTGTAATTATGTTGAGAAGGTTATTGACCCGATTCAAAGTAGATGTCAAACATTTCAGATTGTTCCTCCATCTAAAAAAGAAGTGGCAGTACAAATCTCACAAATTTTAGGTAAAGAGGGAGTTAGTTTCAAACCAACAGACCTTGTACCTATCATTGATAGTTCATATCCTGATATTAGAAAGATTATTAACACTTGTCAGTTAAATTCTACCAAAGGACAATTAAAACTTGATACAACCTCTGTAATCGATTCGGATATTAAATCTAAGGTAGTTGAGATTCTTAAAGGTTCTGATGCTAAACCAAACAAATGGAAGAATATCAGACAGGCTGTTGCTGATGCAAGAATACAAGATTTTACAGAACTATATACATTCTTATATGAAAAGGTAGATGATTATGGTGGTACTAATACTTCAAACATAATCCTAATTCTTTCTGAATCACAACACAAAGATGCATTGGTAGTAGATAAAGAAATTACTTTTATGAGTTGTATAATTCAGATTGTTGGTATATTATGATAAACAAATTAAAAAAACTTTGGAAGTATTTAACTTGGTTAGAAGAACAACGAATGAAAGCTGTAATCAAATGTGGTAGTGCAGGCCCTTTACTATGATAAAGTTAGAAACAGATTCACTTGATGTATTGAGAAGAACACAACCAAAATTGATGGTTATGTTTGGTACTGATTGGTGTGGAAATTGTGATATCCTTAAACCAGAGTTTGAACGAGTTTCTAATTTATACAAACAAATTCCTTTTGTATTTATAAATCCCGATGAATCACCCCAAAGTAAAAGTTTAGTTGATTTAACAAATATACCAATGGTAGTTGCTTTTAAAAAAGGTAAGGTAATTGCAAATGAGTATGGAAATAAAAAAGAAATAGTACAGAATGTACTAAATATTCTTTTGTAGTATGAGTATTTTAGATAAATATGTATGTAAAAACCCATTTAACTATTTAGATTCTCAAGGTAAGCAATCATATATATGTTGTCCATCTTGGTGTGATACTGATATAAACTATGAAAAAAATGATAGTTTGGGATGGGAAACAAGTAGGGCAAATGAAATACGAAAATCAGTATTAGATGGTTCGTATAAATTTTGTGATAAAAAAGTTTGTCCAAGTTTAAATGAACTCATTCATAAAAAAACAATTCCAGATAATTTTATAGAAAAAAATAAATTTACTGATTATTATGGTATAAATAATATAGAAGATGTTTATAATATTAATTTTTATCCTGAATTTATATTATTTGGATTTGATAGAAGTTGTAATTTAAAATGCCCATCTTGTAGACATTCTCTTGTACCAAATGATAGAAAAAATACTCCTCAATATATTCAAAAAAATAAAATATTAGATATTATAGAACGAAAGTTTTCTAAAAATGTAAAAAGATTATTGATAACAGGAAGTGGAGACCCATTTTATTCGAATATTTATAGAGAATATCTCCAAAACTTTAACAAATCAAAGTATTCTAAATTAGAATGTATAAAAATAATCACTAATGGTAGAATGTTAAACAAAAAAATGTGGGATAGTTTAAATTGTACTGAATATATAAAAGATATTGAAGTATCAATTGATGCTGGTAGTAAAACTACATACGAAAATATTACGAGACTTGGTGGTAGTTGGGATGAGTTGATTGAAAATCTAAAATTTATAAATACAATACCTACTATTGGTATCATACAGTTATCATTTGTAGTAAATGAATATAATTTTCATGAAATGAACTCATTTTATAATACTATGATAGATATTTTTGGTAAAAGTAGTAGAAGAAGGAAAGTAGAAATAGTATTTAGACAGCATGTTTATTGGGAAAGTGGTAAGTATTCAAAAGAGGAAGTAGAATCTATTAAAGTATTTGAACCACATCATCCAAAATTTTCTGATTTTGAAAAAGAGTTTAATATTTTATATAGAAAACCTTATGTAAATCATAATTTTAATCACTTAATGAAAAAAACTTTAGTTTAATTTGGATATATCGAAAAATTTTCGTATATTTACAAAGTAAATAATATAATATGAAATACGACCCAAATAATCCTTTAACCGATAAGGAGTTAGATAAGCTCGGAAAAGATGACTTTGATGGATTCTTAGAATACTTAGATGGTAAAACTGAACACCTAAAACAATTCAGTAAACCTCTAAGTTCTTATCATACCAAAAGATTTGCTGCTTTAGATAAAGCACAAAAGGGTGAGAAGATTACCGATGAAGAATTGAAATATGCTGAAAAGGTTGGTAAAGAGAATGAAGAAAAGGCTAAAGCTAAAATTGCAGATAGATTAGCTGAATATGAAAAGAACCATCCAAAGTATAGGGATGAAGGAATTAAAAATATAAAAACACATCGTTCTCAATGGTTCGATTAAATAAATAAATTATGGCAAAGATTATAGGAATGAATGGTGGTGGAAATACACCCCCACCTCAACAACCAAAGATAGATTTATCAAAGGCAACAGAAATGAAATGTCAAGAATGTGGAGGTACTGTATTTATACCAGGTACTAAGTTCTTAAAGATTTCTAAGATAGTAACAGGTACACCAAACGATGCAATCATACCAGTAGAATTATATCTATGTGGAGATTGTGGTGAGATAAATCAAGAGTTACTACCCAACGAACTAAAAGGAAATGGCAAAAACTAAATCATTATTTGACCACATAAAGGCGGTTACACAATTTCAAGACCCAAAGTATTGGGATAAACTTGAAGATGGTGATAAGAAAACTTGGAGTAACTATATGGTTCATCGTTTTCTTTCTATGAATCCTGATTGGATAGAAGTTCTTTCAGAGATACAGCCTTATACTCAAACATTAGAACCCAAACAATTGTATCTTTCCCTTATTGGTATTATACCAAAAGGAAGATATTTTTTAAAATATACAAAAGGTAAAAAAGATAACAAATATGAAAGTTGGTTAGTTGATTTAATAATACAAGATTTTATGTGTTCTTCAAAAGAGGCAGAAGATTACTGTGAAATACTTTACTCAACAAAAGAAGGTAGAGAAAATATCAAGTATATCTGTGAAAGATATGGAATTGATAAAAAACAAATAACCAAACTAAAATTAAAAGTGTGAGTGATACTTTTTGTATATTACCCTTCATTCACTTATATAGCTCAACTGATGGTGAATTAAGACCTTGTTGTATAGCTGATTCATTTGATGATAAACCTAACATAAAAGAAGGAATTGAACCTGCATTCAACTCTAAAGAAATGAAAAATCTTAGAAAAGATATGTTGAATGGGGTTCGTAATAAAGTTTGTGATGTTTGTTATAAACAAGAAGATTTATCTTTATATAGTCCAAGGCATAGTTTTAATGATGGTTTAAAATATAAACAATATCAAATGCCCGAAGTAGAAGAAGATTTTTCAGTAGCTTCTGATTTTCAATACATTGATATACGATTTTCAAATCTATGTAACTTTAAATGTATAATGTGTACTCATGAATTTTCATCACAATGGTATGAAGATATGGGGTATGGACAAAAAGGTCAAGGTGATTATCAAAAAAATAATACAAAAATTATTAATATATCTGATAATATATTGGATGAATTAATCCCACATCTTTCTAAACTAAAAAGAATATACTTTGCAGGTGGAGAACCACTAATAATGAAAGAGAACTATAACTTACTTGATTTTTTAATCAAGAATAATCCATCAGAGATTTCATTACATTATAATACAAACTTATCAACCCTTTCATATCAAGGTAAATCTTATATGAAACTATGGGAAAAGTTCAAAAGAGTACATTTAGCTATATCTTGTGATGGTATTGGTGAGGTTGGAGAATATCAAAGAGTTGGATTTAAAACTAAAAAGTTGATGAAAAATCTATCAGAGATTAAAAAGTTATTCGTATGTTCTGGTGTTAAGGATACTGAAAATAAATTCACATTTGGATTCCAATATACTGTTACTCCAATAAATGTTTATCATATATTTGATTTCATGGATTATATGTTTGAAAATAATATAATCAAAAAATTTGATGAAGTAGAATTTTCTGATACGTTTGGGTATTTTGCATTAGAAAACTTATATGAAATTGAAAGACTTAAAATCAAAAAGTTTTTAAAAGAAAATGTAAAAAGATATGATAGTGATTATTTTAAATCTAATATAGATAAGATAATAAAATCTATGTTAAATAATTCACCATCCCATACTCCATTAGAAGTTAAAGATTCACTTAAATTTCTTGATGAAAGAAATGGACAAAATTATAAAGAAGTTACAAAAATAAATTTTAGATAATGCTTGGATTTTTCATTTATTTTTCGTATATTTACATAGTAAATAAAACAATATGGCAAGAGTAAGTTATTCTCAATATGGTATGTATTCAAGTTGTCAACAACAATACAAACTAAATTATATTGATAAGTTAGGAACATCATCGGCTAATATCCACACAATTTTTGGTAGTGCAATGCACGAAACAATACAACACTTCTTGGATGTGATGTATAATGTTACAAAAAAACAGGCCCTTCAATTGGATTTAGAAAAAATGTTGTACAAACAAATGGTAGACCATTTCAAGAAAGAATCTGATAAGATGGATGAAGGAATGTATCCTTGTAAGAAAGAAGAATTGGGTGAGTTCTTTGAAGATGGTAAACAAATTCTAAAATACTTTAGAAGTAAATTAGATAAGTTATATACTAAAAGTGGATATGAACTCGTAGCAATAGAACAGAGGTTGAATGCTGAGATTAAACCTGGTATTCATTTCATTGGTTTTATTGATGTACTTCTAAAAGATAAAACTACACAAGAATATATTATCATTGATTTGAAAACTTCAACAAGAGGTTGGAACAAATATCAAAAGAATGATAAAGTAAAAACCTCTCAGATGTTATTGTATAAAAAATTCTATTCAGATAAGTATGATATACCATTGGATAAAATCAGAGTAGAATATCAGATACTTAAAAGAAAACTATGGGAAGGTGCAGACTTTCCGATACCAAGAATATCAAAGTTTGTTCCCGCTAATGGAAAACCTTCAATGAATATGGCTTGGAAAAATTTTATGAACTTTGTAGATTCTGTTTATGGAGATAATGGTGATGTAATTCAAACCGTATTTCCAACTAACAAAGGTAAACCATGTGATTGGTGTGAATTTAAAGAAAGAGGACTTTGTTCTGCTTGGAATTAATCGTTTTTTAAATTTATATATATTTATATAAAATGACTTAAAAAAAGGATAGTTATGGCAGATACAAAACTAACAACTGTAAAAATCATTAAAGATATTTACTCAAAATTTAAAAGAATTTCTTTCGATTCTAATATCACCTTACAAAAATTAGTAAATCGTTCAGTCAACAAATATGTTGAAGATGAAGATTTTAGAAATGAAATAAATAATTACGAACACTTACAACAGAGTGGTTCTGCATTTTAAATATGAAACAACAAGATAACGGTAACAACCAACTTAACCAAACTCGCAATGAATTCAACGATAGAGTTGAAACTAAAAAATATTTAGGACAAACTATGAGAGTTAAGTTAAACCACCACAGAAGATTTAGAACAATTTAAATAAAGGTTAATGGCAAAGAAGAAAATTCTACTATTATCTGATGATTTGAGGATGTCATCGGGTATTGCAACCGTATCAAAAGAATTAGTTTTTGGTACATTCGAACACTATGACTGGGTACAATTAGGTGCGGCAGTGAATCATCCTGAAAAAGGTAAAGAAATTGATTTGGGTGAAGATGCTCGAAAACAAAGTGGTATCGAAGATGCTTCACTTAAAATCATTCCTTGGAGTGGATATGGTGATGCAAATATTCTTAGAGAATTAATCATGAGACATCAGCCAGATGCAATTCTACACTTTACAGACCCAAGATATTGGAGATGGTTATATGAGATGGAGGCTGAACTAAGACAAAACATTCCAATTCTATTTTATCATATATGGGATGATTTACCAGACCCTCACTACAACAGAGATTACTATGAATCATGTGATTGGTTAGGATGTATCTCAAGACAAACTTATGGTATTGTAAGTAGGGTTGGTAAGATTGATTCAGAAACAATTAAACCACTTGAAGATTGGCAAGTATCTTATGTACCTCATGGTATCAATCCCGATATATACAAACCAACCGAAGTACCATCAGAATTTAAACAAAAATTATTAGGTGATAAGGATTATAAGTTTGTTCTATTTTGGATGAATAGAAACATCAAAAGAAAACAACCATCTGATGTAATTTGGGCATTTAATAAATTCGTAAATGGATTACCAGAAGAAGATAGAGATAAGGTTTGTTTAATAATGCATACAAATCCAAAAGACCAAAATGGTACAGATTTAATTTCAGTTGCAGATAAATTAGCACCTGGTTGTGATATCAAATTTTCAACAGATAGAGTTTCTCAAAAAGAATTAAACTACATTTATAATCTATCAGATTGTACAATCAATATTGCAGGTAACGAAGGATTTGGATTAGTAACTGCCGAATCAGTAATGGCAGGTACTCCTATCATTGTAAATGTTACAGGTGGATTACAAGACCAATGTGGATTCAAAGTAGATGGTGAATATTTAACTTCAGAAGATTATAAAGAAATTGGTTCACTACATAATTGGAGAGAATGGGAAGATAAAGTAACTCATGGTGAGTGGGTAAAACCAGTATGGCCAAGAGTTCAAACAATGGTTGGTTCACTTCCAACTCCTTATATTATTGATGATAAAGTAGATGTACATGAAGTATCAGATGCGATTAAGTATTGGTATGATAAAACTTCAGAAGAAAGAAAAGAAGTTGGTCTAAAAGGTAGACAAGAGTTTTTAGGTGATATGGGATTGAATGCCAAATATATGTGTAAAACACTTGTTGATGGAATCACATCTACATTTAAAAATTGGAGACCTAAGAAAAAATTTAATGTTTATAAAATTAGGTAATGAGTAAACCAATCTTCATTGTGAGATTTCCTGGTTATTGGACGAATAACCAAGTGAATGAATCTCGTAGAGCAATCCATAATATGAAAGAACTCAATGAGGATTATCATTTGTTAACTTTACAAGATAATGAAATTGAAACTACAAGATTTGAATGTTACAATTCACCTCATGAGCCAGAAACATTAGAGGAAATTACAAAACTAACAAAACTCTCAATAGAGAGATGTTTAAGAAACGAAGAAGAAAACAGATTAAGAGAATTAGAAGATGAATAAACCATTATTAGTATTTCAGGCACCAATAGCAACAAGAAGTGGTTATGGTGACCATTCAAGAGATATCTTGAAATCATTATTTGAATTAGATAAGTACGATGTAAAGATTGTACCAACAAGATGGGGAAATACCCCACAAGACCAAATCAATCCACAAACTGAATTTGGACAAAAGATATTACAAAATATAGTAACTAAATTAGATAAACAACCTGATGTTTTTATTCAAGTATCAGTTGCAAATGAATTTAAAAGAGTTGCTAAATATAATATTGGTATTACTGCAGGAGTAGAAACAACAGTATCTCCTCAAGAATTTATTCAAGGTGGAAATAAAATGGATTTAATTATAACTCCATCTGAATTTACTAAAGATACTTTGGTAAAAACAATTTATACTCAAGTTGATAAAAATACTCAACAAAAAACAGGTGAACTTAAATTACAAAAACCAGTTGAAGTTTTATTCGAAGGAGTTGATACCACAATATTTAATGGTAAATCCAAATCATCTATATTAGATTCAGTTGATACTGATTTTAATTTCTTGTTTGTAGGACATTGGTTACAAGGAAGTTTAGGAGAAGATAGAAAAGATATAGGAATGATGATTAAAACATTTTGTACTATATTTCAATCTCTTCCAAAAGATAAACAACCAGGTCTTATATTAAAAACATCTAATGCTGGATTTTCAGTAGGAGCTAGAGAAAATGTTAAAAATCAAATAGAACAGTTAGTAGGTCAATTTGGTGATGAGTGTCCTCCTATTCATTTAGTATTTGGTGATTTATCTGAATCAGAATTAAATGATTTGTATAATGATGAGAAGGTAAAGGCAATGTTAATGTTCACAAAAGGTGAAGGTTATGGTAGACCACTTGCAGAGTTTGCTACAACAGGTAAACCAATCATCGTTTCCAATTGGAGTGGATATAAAGATTTCTTACCAAAAGAAAATACAGTTTACTTAGAAGGTGAACTTACAAATGTACATGAATCAGCAGCAAATAAATTCTTATTAAAAGAAGGAAAGTGGTTTACTGTTGATTACTCAAAAGCTGCACAAAAAATATTTGATGTACATAAAAATTATAAAAAGTATTTGAAACAAAGTTCTGGACTGAAAACCAATATAAACAAAAACTTTACATTAGATAAAATGACAAGTAAGTTTGGTGAGATACTTGACAAATATGTTAAGATTCAACAGCATGTAGAACTTAAATTACCAACCATTAAAAAACTATAATGCCAAATTTTACAAGACAATATACTAAATTTTTAAAACCAGAAAAAAGAGTACCTCGTTCAGAAATAAGACCGAGAAACATTTATCGTATTACTACATATAAAGGAGGAAATCCAGCTACAAAACAGGCAGAAGAATCGAGATATGTATTCGTAATAGGAATTATGGATAAAAAAGTACATTGTATTAAAATTAATCCAATAAATCCATTACACTTTACTCAACTAATTGGTAAATTGAGAGATAAAAGATTACCATTAAGTTCTGATTTAAGATTAGAATTAATGTTGAAAAAATTTGATAGAACTGGTAATCAACTTTTTGATGGATATATAAAAAATAATCAGAACCTATATCGTAGAGATTTTAATAATTACAGAACTTATTTTTTAGATAAAATACAGAATGTATATGAAATTAGATTTGAACAAGATATATTAGAAAACCTTTTTGGTGAAAAAACAACTTCATCTGAAAAGAGGGCAATAATTAGAGAAGAAACATCAGAACCAAGTGTCTTAGGTGCAGTAAGAACGACACGGTTGGGCCAACTTGGTATTGATGCATTAACAAAAGATACACCAGATGACAATTAGTTACGCAATTACAGTTTGTAATGAGTTAGAAGAAATTACTAAGTTAGTAGATTTTCTTTCAACTAAAATAAATAAAGAAGATGAAATCGTAATTCAATATGATGAAGAATCTGTAACACCTGAAGTGTTAGAATATTTAAATATTCAAAAAGCAATTCACAATCATACTGTAATTGGATTTCCTCTTAGTAAGGATTTTTCATCTTACAAAAATAATCTAAAATCACATTGTACAAAAGATTATATTTTTCAAATAGATGCGGATGAAATACCACATGAGGTATTGGTAGATTATTTACCACAACTTTTAAAAGATAATCCTGTTGATATTATTTTTGTACCAAGAATAAATACAGTTGAAGGATTAACTCAATCACATATAGATAAATGGGGTTGGAAAGTTGATGATAATGGATGGGTAAACTTTCCTGATTATCAAACTCGTATCTATAAAAATACAGATGAAATAACTTGGATGAACAAAGTACATGAAACAATTACAGGTTATGATACTTTTTCAAACTTTCCAGCAGAAGAAACATGGTGTTTATATCACCCAAAACAAATAGATAGACAAGAAAAACAAAACAAATTTTATGAAACAATTTAAACCATTAGGAGATAGAGTTTTAGTTAAACCTATCAAAGTTAGTGAAACTAAAAGTAGTGGAGGTATCATTGTATCCGAATCAATGACAGAAGCTCAAAAATTAGAAGGAGAAGTTATAGAAGTTGGTACAGGTATATTTTCACAAAATGGAAGTAGAATACCAATGACTGTAAAGAGAGGTGATATTGTTATTTACGAAAAGGCTCAAGCTAACAATAGAATCAAACTTGAAGGTGAAACTCATTTTCTTTTTAACGAACATACATTATTAGGAATAAAGGGATGAAAATATTAGTAACAGGAGGTGCTGGTTTTATTGGAACTAATCTTATTAAAAGATTGGTTTCTGAGGGCCATGAAGTTATTTCTCTTGATGATTACCACACAGGTAATCAAGATAATCATATCGAAGGATGTAGATATGTAGATGCTGATATAGAAACTATTGAATACATAAATGGAGAAACCATAAGAAGTTTAAATCCAAAAGGAGGATATGATTTATGTTTTCATTTAGCCGCAATAAGTAGAGTTCAACCATCATTTGATGACCCAACAGAAACATTCAGAGTAAATGTTGAGGGAACTCGTGCAGTTTGTGAATGGGCAAGATTAAACAATGTAAAAGTAGTTTACGCTGGTTCATCTTCAAAACATCATGACCCATCGGATTCACCATACTCAATGTTTAAATATCTTGGAGAAGGTGTATGTAAGGTTTATAAAAAATCATATAATTTAAATGTAGAAATTTGTAGATTCTACAATGTATATGGTCCTAACGAAACAATATCATTAACAGATGGTAATGTTATTGGCATTTGGAGAGAACAAATTACTAAAGGATTGCCTCTAACAATTGTAGGTGATGGAGAACAACGAAGAGATTTTATTCATGTAGATGATATCGTAGAAGGTTTATATAGAATAGGTTTGGTAGATAATAAACACGAAGATGCATGGGAGCTGGGAATTGGTAAAAACTATTCAATTAACCAGTTGTTTGGGATGTTTAAAGAAAAATACCCAAATGTAGAATCTAAAATATTATCAGAACAAAAAGGAAATTATAGAGAAACTCTTAATACCAATACAGATGCTATTGATAGATTAGGATGGAAACCACAAGATAGATTAGAAGATTATATAAAAAGTTTATAATGATAGGAATTATAGGACAGGGTTTTGTTGGTAATGCAGTTTACCAAAAATTTAAAAATTATTACGATGTTCACACATATGATTTAGATGAGACCAAATCTAATAATTCAAAAGAAAATGTGATTCATCAAAAATATGTATTTCTTTGTTTACCAACTCCTATGAATAAAGATGGAAGTTGTAATGTAGATATTATAGAAAAAGAATTAGAAAATATAGATTTGATTGCAGATAATCATGAGATTATGAAAACAATTGTAATTAAATCTACAATTCCACCTGGTACAACAGAAAAGTGGAATAAAAAATATGAATCACTTAACATAGTTTTTAATCCTGAATTTCTAACAGAAGCTAATGCAGTTTCTGATTATGAAAACCAAACAAGAATTATATTAGGTGGAGTAAGACCAGCAACTACTGAATTAAAACAAATCTTTTCAAAAGTATTTCCAAAGGCACATATTATAAAGACAGATTCAACTCATGCTGAAATGGTGAAGTATTTAACAAATACATTCTTATCAGTAAAAGTATCATTTGCAAATGAAATTTATCAAGTATGTGATAAGTTAAATATTGATTATGATAAAGTTGTTGAATATGCTACCTTAGATGATAGATTGGGAAAATCACATTGGAATGTACCAGGACCAGATGGAGATTTTGGATTTGGTGGACATTGTTTTCCTAAAGATTTGAATGCACTTCTTTATCTAACACAAAATCTAAATACAGTAAATAATGTTTTGTGTGCAACAAATGAAACTAACAACAATGTTAGAGAGAATAGAGATTGGGAAAATATGAAAGGAAGAGCAGTAGTATGAAGATAACATTTATATACGCATATGAAAATGAAGAATGGTCACAACCGATATCTCTTGCTAATGAATTTAAATCTCGTGGTTGGGATGTAGATTTTGTTTCAATTGGTTCAAATAGAACTGGTCAATATCATGACCAACAATTACAACTATGGATACAACAAGATTTAGAATGTGATATAGCTTTATTTTTAGATTGGGGTAGATTTGATTCTCAATGGTTAGATAAGAAATTAAAACCAAATACATTTTGGGTACAAGAAAGTGGAGATGACCCACAAAATTTTGAAAGAAACTTTCCTAAATCAGAAAGATTTGATATAACACTTTCACCAGATTTTGAATCAACAGAAGAGTATAAGAGAAGAGGAGTTGATGCATATTGGTGGACACATTTTGCTGATACAAAAGTTCAGTTTCCAATGGATATACAACCTGAATATGTTGCAGTAACCTCAAGAGGTAAAGGAGGTTCTCAGTTTTTAGATACACTTACTCAACATGGTGGTGGAACAATTGGAAATCAAAATGGATTTGAAGCAAAAGAACATACTGAGTTTTTAAACAAAGGATTAATTGTTATTCAAAATTCAAGGTGGGGTGAAATAACTCGTAGAATCTTTGAAGGTATGGCTTGTGGTAAAATGGTTCTATGTGATAGATTACATGAGAATAAAAAATTACAAGAACTATTTATTGATGGAGAAGATATAATTTATTATGATGATATGATTGATTGTATTACAAAAATGAATAAGTATCATGAAGATGGGATTGAAAGAAATAGAATAGCAAAAAATGGATATAATAAAGTTTTAGAAAACCATACTCAAGTTCAGAGAGTAGATTTTATAATCAATAAATTTAAAGAAAAAAATGACAAGACAACAAATTATAAATAGCCTCATTGAAAAAAATAACTATACTTCGTATTTAGAAGTTGGTGTACAAAATCCACAATCATGTTTTAGTACGATTAACTGTGAGTATAAAGAAGGTGTTGAACCTTTTCCAAAAATAAAAGAATTTCACTACACTTCAAATATTCATATAAAAACATCAGATGATTACTTTGAATCTAATAATAAAAACTTTGATATTGTTTTTATTGATGGATTACATCACAATGACCAAGTAATTAAAGATATTGAAAATTCATTAAATTTTTTGAATGAAGGTGGTTCGATAATTGTTCATGATTGTTTACCTTCAAATGAAAGAGAACAAGAAAGAGATGACCATGGTGGTGTTTGGTTAGGTGATGTTTGGAAAGGAATTGCTCATCTTAGAATAACAAGAGATGATATTACAATTGAAGTTATTGATACTGATTTAGGATGTGCAATTATAACAAAAAACGAATCAACTAAGTGGGATACTAATGGAGAAGTTTGGGATGAATACACATACTACAAAAGTAATAGAAATCAATTGATGAATGTAATTACAGTAGATACATTTAAAAAGAAATACTTATAATGAAATACAGTGCAATTGTTCCAACAATGCTAAAATCTCCAAGATTTTTTAAACTTGTAGATGATTTAATTAAATCTGAATATGTAGATGAAGTTATCGTAATTGATAACTCTGGTAAAACAGAACCAAGTATCGAATCACATCCAAAACTTAATTATGTATGTGAGGGTAGAAATACAGGATGTAATCCAGCATGGAACAAAGGAGTTGAGTTATCAAAAAATGATTTGTTAGTAATTGTTAATGATGATGTAAACTTTGACCCAATTATACTTTCTGTTTTAACAGATGAAATGATTGAACAACATGGTATAGTTGGAATGGGTGTTGGAAATTGGGATGGATATAATGGAGTTCCCTTTACATATGAAGGAAATCCATATTTAGAAGAATGGAGACCAGGTGTAAATGATGCAGGATGGGCATCTTTATTTATGTTAAAAAAATCACAATGGATTCCTATACCCGAAGATATAATTGTATGGTATGGAGATAATTTTATTAAGGATGTAAATCCAGTAAAAAAATCAATACTAAGAGGATTTAGATGTGAAACAGATATGAGTACTACAACTGATTTACCAGAATTAGATGAGATAAAAAAACAAGATTTAAAAAATTGGTTAATACATTTTAATAACAGAGATAAGTGGAGGCAATAATATGAAAGTACTAATTACAGGAGTTGCAGGTTTACTTGGAAGTAGATTGGCAGATTGGATTATAGAAAATAAACCAGAAGTAGAAGTTATTGGAGTAGATGATTTAAGTGGGGGTTATCAAGAGAATATAAATCCAAAGGTAAATTTTTGGCAAATGAATCTTGTAGAACATCCAATTGAAAATATATTTGAATCACATAAAATTGATTATGTTTTTCATTTTGCTGCTTATGCTGCTGAAGGATTATCTCCTTTCATTCGTTGTTACAATTATGACAACAATTTAAAAGCAACAGCTAAGATTGTTAATGAATGTATTAAACATGATGTTAAAAGATTAGTGTTCACTTCAACACTTGCAGTTTATGGATATGGTGAAGGTGGTAGGTTTGATGAAAACCAAGTACCAAAACCAATAGACCCATATGGAGTTGCAAAGTATGGATGTGAAATGGATATTCAAATTGCTGGTGAACAACATGGATTAGATTGGTGTATTATCAGACCACATAATGTTTATGGTGTAAAACAAAACATTTGGGATAAGTACAGAAATGTATTGGGTATTTGGATGTTCCAACATTTGAATGGAGAACCAATGACAATATTTGGTGATGGTGAACAAACAAGAGCATTTAGTTTTATTGATGATTCATTAGAACCATTGTGGAATTCAGCAGTAAGAGAAGAGGCCTCAAAACAAATTATTAACTTAGGAGGTATTGAAGAGATTTCTATTAATGAAGCTTCTTCAGCTCTTAAAGATGTTATAGGAACAGAACTTGGTGTTACCCACTTAGAGGCAAGACATGAAGTTAAACATTCGATTCCTACATTTCAAAAATCAATTGATTTGTTAGGATTTGAACATAAAACTTCTATGAAAGAAGGATTAACTCAAATGTGGGAATGGGCTAAACAACAACCTATGAGAGATAGATTTGTATGGCCAAGTTATGAATTAGAAAAAGGAATTTATTCTTTTTGGAAAAATAAATAAATATGAAATTACCAATTAGTATTGGAATACTTTCTTGGAAAAGTGGACAAGTATTAGTTGATACACTTACTTCACATTACTTTAATGGTTTATATGAAATCGTTAATGATGTTTGTATTTTATTCCAAGAGTTCTCAGAACAGGATAAAACTATAGCAGACCATTTTGGAATTCCTTATATCCCACACGAAACAAATATAGGAATTGGTCAGGCATTTATAGAACTTACAGAACAAGCTAAAACTGATAATGTTTTGGTTATTGAACATGATTGGAATCTTATAGAAGATAAAGAAACAACCTACAACAGATTGAAAAGTGGATTAGAACTAATTGATGGTGATTATAGTGTTGTAAGATATAGACATAGGAAAAAACCAGGTGTTCCTCATTTTTCATTTAGACACAAGGGAAACGAACTTAATTATTATGATGAAGAAATAGAGGCAAAATCACCTCATTTATTAGATTCAGTTCATTGGTGTAATCCAGCTGAAAGTTTTCCTAATCACATAAAACAAAGTGGTGAGTATTTTATAACTACAGCAAGATGGGCTAATTGGACAAACAATCCTTGTTTATATAAAAAAGATTTTTACTTAGAAACTGTAAATCAATTTGCTGGTAGTGGAATCGCATTAGAAGGTAACATTGGTAGATGGTGGGTAAAACAAACAAATATGGTTGCACATGGTGAGGGATTGTTCATGCACAACGATTGGAGAAAATTCGGTAAACAAAACTAATTATGAAATATACAATTTTTGGATGTATTACAAAATATGGTGTTGAACAAATCAAACCATTTGTAGAATCAATTGAAAGAAGTGGATTCAAAGGTGATAAAGTTATGTTGGTTTATGAGATAACTCAAGACACTATTGATTATCTTAAATCTAAGGGATGGATTTTATTTGGTAGTGAATTACAACAACATATTATCTTACAAAGATTCAGAGATGTATATTCATTATTAGAAAATTATGAAACCGATGTAATTATTTGGTGTGATGTAAAAGATATTGTATTTCAGAATGACCCAAGTGATTGGTTAAATAAAAATATGAAGAAGGATATTTTATCATTTGCAGAATCAGTAAGGTTTAAAGATGAGGAATGGGCAAAAGTAAATGCTGGTACTACATTTCCAATGGAATGGGAATGGTTACAGAATGAAGAAATATATTGTGCTGGTACTATTGCTGCAAAAAAAGAAGCTCTTAGAGGATTATTTCTTAGTATTTACAGATGGAGTTTACAAACAAACAATCCTCAACAATTAGCAGACCAAGCTGCATATAATATATTAATCCATTTACACCAATTCAAAGATAAGGTTCAGTTTGTAAAACAACAAGAAGGTTTTGCAGCACAACTACATTTAAAGTATAATTTTAAAACACCAGAACTTTGTACTGAAAAGTTTGCTAATGTTGATGAAGAAGGTTGGGTTACAAATGATAAAGGAGAATTGTACTCAATAGTTCATCAATATGATAGAAATCCAAATCTAAAACAAGTTATAGAAAGTAGATACAAATGAAAAAAATAGTAATTACTTGTTTTTGTATGCCAAATGAATTGGATGATTTGGAGAGAGTTTTAGTTGATTTGAACAAAGCATCTAAATATGTTGATGGTTCTAATTATGAATTCTATGTTTCTGTACCAGTAGATGATTATTTAATTCATTGGGAATCATCATCAGTAGATAAACAGTTTGTTTTAAATAGATTACAAACACTTAAACCTCTTACTGATTGGGCATCAAAATCTACATTCCAAATAAGACCTCAAATATTAGGTGCACTTTCTAACAAAGTTTATGCACATAACGAAGTAAAAGATGCAACTCATTTCATTTGGTTAGATACTGATATTTGTTTTGATGAAAAGATATTGGTTCATATGGAAAACTCAATTGATGTAATTGAATCAAATAAAATCACAGATAAATATTTTATCACACCTGAAATTGTAAAGTATTGGGATACAACTTGGGATTGTTTGGTAAACGAAACCTTTTTATCTAAACCTCTTGATTATTGTAAAGTAAATAATCCATTTCATGATTGTGGTGAACATGGCGAAGTTGGGTTAGAAAATGTACAGAATAGTGTAAATGGACAACCTAAAACAAAATTTGGGGCTGGGTGGTTTACTTGTTTATCAAAAAAACTTTTAGATAGAATCCCAATACCAACTTCTATGGGACATTATGGTCCTGATGATACCTACTTAATGTGGGCTATTGATATTATTAATAACTCCGAAAATAATTCTATATACCAATTCAAGCTTAAAAACTATGTAGTATGTGAAAACTTCAAATATCGAAACAGAAGTTATTCTGATACTATGATAAGAAGGATTGATAGAAAAGAAGAATTTAAAAAGATAGCTCAAGAAAACATGATAAAAGAGCTAAAAAATCTTTCCTAAACATACCCTTTAGTATTTAATACTTATATTTATTCTTAGTAAAGGGATAAAATCCCACCGTTATTTCAACATCGTTTTAATCAAAGCGTTTATATTCAATTAGTTTTTTTAATTTAGTTATGGTAATCTATTAAATAGGAGATTACTTTGAAGTACGCTACACTCAATGTTTTTAAAATATTCGTTTTGTGTATCTTAGTTTTATTACCAGGCGGTTCTAACAAAGAGATATATGAAAACGACCAAAACCTCATTAAGGTCGGTGATGTTACCAACGAAATCCGAATGGGAAAGTTTGCAGGTAACCGAAACCTAACTATCGGTGTACGAAACATTCTCGAAGAACTCCTCTTAGATTTAGATTATGATTTATCAGACCAAGCATCCACACAAGTGAATGTTAGATTGGTCTTTTTTGATATAAAGAATATCGGAACATCGGTTGCGGTGTTTCACAAAGATGTGTCACTAACTCAAATTATTGCGATTGGTGAACTTGAAGTCAATGGGAAGGTTAAAAAACGTACTACTCAAAAAGGAACGAGTAAAACGATTTCTACCTCTACACTTGTGGTTGCAGAAGATGGAACATTTAATCAACAAACGGCGAGCATAGCGTTGAAGAAACTGTGTGAACAAATTATAAAGGACTTATTATGAAAAAAATTTTACTATTATTAATTGGTGTACTTTTTACACTATCTGTATCTGGTCAGAATGACCCCTCCGAGATAAACTATGGAGCAGTAAATACAGTAACACAAGTAGGTGATACCTTATCTGTGGAGTTTAAGTACACGAAAAAAGATGGAGCAGGTGCAACCTTACTCCAATTCGATTTTGAATACAACAACAAACTTATGAGTTACCATGATATATCTTGGAAAACTCCAAGTGGTGCTTCTAAAGCAAGAAACAATTGGAGTGGATATAAGTTTAATCCTAAATCAAATACATCTGAATCAGATATGGATGCTCAGTATATTTGGTGGAAAGATGAAGCAGGAAATAACTCTTACTCAACTTCAGCAGATTGGAGTATTGAAAGATTAACTGTTCAAACTTCATCAGCATATACAGATGGTGACCAGATTATAGTTTACAGATTTATCATCAAAGATAAATTCGGTACAAATTATAGTTCATGGGATAACATCTTAAAAGTGAATTGGGCAAACTATAAAGAATCAGATGGAACACAAATACAAGTAGGTAGACCAACATCAGATATCGATTTAAATGGATTAGAAGGTGGTAATGCAGGTAGTGTTACTCTTAACCTTTCTTCAAAAGCTTTAGATGATAATATTTCTGATGGTACAGATTATTCATATGAAATAAAAAATTCAGCTGGAGATGTTGTAACAACTGGTAACTTTGATTCTGGTGGACAGGCAGTTGTATCACAAGGAGCTTTAGAAAATGATGTAACTTATAATGTATCAGTTTCAATCGATAATTCAAAAGATTATTTAGATGGAGTTGTAACTGTTGCGGATTTAGCATTAGTATTCGCTGAAGCAATTGGAGCAGGTTCTGGTCCAAGTGGTGGTTCAACTACATTTGATTACTACATACAAGATATTATCGCTGATGTTGTTGGTGATAGTGATGGAGTAGATTTCCAAGATTCATATGAAATACTTGCACACTTACAAGGTGTTACAAGTGGTAACTCAAACAGAATCTCTAAGAAAGGTTCAGTATATGAATTAAGTGGTATCAAGGAAACTTATGGAGATTATTCAAATAATACAGTAACATTCGCTAACTCATTTACACCAACTGATTCAGACCAGAGTTCAAAAACTATCAATGTATCACATGGTTTAAAAGGTGATGTTAACTTCTCACATTCATATGAACCATCAGTATCGGGAGGTGCTAAATCAAGTACTTCTACATCACAGGCAAGAAGTTCAATGGCGTTTGGTGCTAAATACTCACAAACAGAAACTGCAAATATTGATTTAGTATCTTCAATAAACGAAGATGGTTTAGTAGTATTTGAAATTAAATCAGAAGTTGCTGGAATGGTAGGTTCACAATTTAATATTGTGTATGACCCCAATGTAATCGAACTTGCAAATGTAGTATTTGATACTGGTAATACAATGACCAACTTCTCAAATATAGTTGAGGCAGGTAAAGTAAGAGTTGGTTCATTTGACCAAAACTTCGATGCAACTGTGAAACAAGGAACACCATATAAACTTATTTTTACACCCTTAGAAACTTTAGAGAATACATCGGGTTTAATTTCTTTTAGAGTAAAAGAAGGTGTAAAGGCAGACGGAACACAAATTAAATTTAACATACAATAGGAGAAAAAAATGAAAAAAATATTAATAATACTTAGTTTATTCGCTTTAGTTGGTTGTATGAGAGATGAAGATTTAGTAACTCTTTATCCCAACCAAGAAGTACCAGAATCTTTAGTAATTAAAGATTTAATTGGAATTAAATTAGAAAACACAATTGTTTCTGAAAGAGTTTCAATGAATGTAAAATTACCTTTAGATGGGAAGTACAGAATAAAAATCAGACATGGTTTGAATAACGACCTAATTTCTCAAGAAATGATTGAGGCTGGAGAGGGTGATAACATCCTTAAGGTTTATGTTGCTTCTTTAGAAAAGAGTGGATATATGATACAATTAACAGACGAATTTCACAACATTTTAGGTAGTGAATCATTCGTAGTAGAATAAGGAGAAATTATGAGTGAAGAAAAAAAAGAAGGATTCTTTTCACAATTAAAGAATCAAATTATTGCAGGTGTTGGTATTATACTAACTACTTTGGGTGGTGTTTTTATAGATGAGGTAAAATCATTTGTGGGAATAGAAGATGATTCAGAACCACAAACTGAGGTTGTACAAGAAAACAATCAATCAGTAAATGTAGAAGGACCTACAATTGTAGTAAACATACCCGAACAAAAAACAGAAACTAAAACTATAATAAAAGAAGTTCCTGTTAAAGAGAAAAAAGAAAAAGAAGAAGAAATTGATTGGTAACTAAACGAAAGGAAAAACTATGAAAGGTTTTAATAAATGGTGGAAAGAAAATGGACAAGGTATCGGATTTATACTTGGTATTGTTTATCTTAACGCTTACTTCTTAATTTTAGGTGATAGAATGCAAATTCATGATACAACTGCTGAGTTATTAGCAGGTGGTTGGATAGTATCATTTTTTGGATTTGGTATTTGGTATTCATGGCAAATGAGAGTTCATGGATGGAGATTACCTAAACATATTAAGGACACACATTAATTTAATAAATTGGAGAGATTACAAAATTATGAACACAAAAGTTTTATTAGACATTTTTACAGACGAGATGCACGAAAACAAAATCGTGGATGTTATTTTAAAAGCTTGGGTAGGTGGTTTACTGATAATGTGGGCAGTCGGAATGGTTGCTATCATTAGTCATATAATAATGAACCCATCAGCAGTTGATAACGCCACTTTTGGTATTTTTGACACACTTGGAAACTAAAAATGAAAGAATTATTAGATGCCGTTGATAAATGCTGGTATGGGATTATATTCAGTTGTATCCTATTTGGTATTTTTATAATGGTAATACATTAGATATGAAAAACTTAAAAGAATTATTAATCAAAGTGATTGATAAAATTGATGGAGTATTCCTTCAACTTTATCCTGAACTTACAAAACATATGAAAAAAGATGATGAATAAACTTTTTTTATTATTGGTATGTGTATTTTTTACACAAACCACTTTTGCACAAACTGTTGGTAAGATAAAATCAGAAACTTACCAAGCTGAATTTGAAAAAAGAAAATCTATCGATGATGTTTCAGATTATTGGGGTGATATGATTCCTATTGCCTTAATAAACATCTCTGCATCTGATGTGGTTTACGAAATGTGGCCAGATTTAAAAGATGCTAGAGTTGGATTGGGAGTTACCAATATGGTAATTGAGTACTTGGACTGGACAAACAGATTCGAGTTCGTAGAAGAAAAATCAGAGATTAAAGATAGAATGAAATCACAATGGGTTGCATCAAGAAAAGGTGTTTCAGAAAACCAAGTTTATGGATTAGGTAAAATCAAGTTAGCAGAATATTTTGTTACAATTGAAATATATGATTTCTCTGTTTCAGAGGATGAGGTTTTATCACTTAAAGATGGTTCTAAACAAACACAAACAACTCGTTTGGGATTACAAGTTAGGTTTACTAATGCAACAAATGGTACTTACTTTGTAGGTTCAGGTCTCGGTGAGGCTAATACCGTTAAAACACAAGAAGGTTTGTTGGGTTTAGATTTGGAGGAAATAAACTTCAGACAATCAGCAATTGGGGTAACTACCAGAAAAGCATTGGAAACCGCTTCAGCAAGGATAGTAGCAAGAATGATAAGAAAAGGTATATTTGAAAACTAATGGATGAAAAAACTACTATCGATACTTTTATTTCTGTGTTTAACTCAATTTAGTTATTCACAAACTTTCACACAGACATTTGTAGATAGATGTACTGGTGAAGTACAGGTGGTTACTGCCAACTTCGCAACAGGCTCTGCTATAGTTGCATTCTACAATGAGGCAAAATTATTCACCTACCAACAATATCTTAATGGTGAACTACAACAATGGTTAGTTCAAAAATACGCATGGTGGGCAGCTCTTTCCCCATGTTCTTCAGCTCAAACAAACGCAACCAACGCTCAGAATACGGCCAATAACGCAACCAACAATACATCAAATGCTACAAATAATACGAACACAAGTGGTTCGAGTGGCTCATCCTCAAGTGGAAGTAGTGGAAGTAGTGGTTCATCGGGCTCAAGTGGAAGTGGCTCTGATTCGAGTGGAAGTGGTTCAAGTGGAGGCTCCGATGGAAGTGGAAGTGGTTCTGATAGTGGAGGAAGTGGTTCTGATAGTGGAGGAAGTGGTTCTGATAGTGGAGGAAGTGGTTCTGATAGTGGAGGAGACTCTGGAGGTGATTCCGGTGGTGATAGTGGAGGAGACTCTGGTGGAGATAGTGGAGGTGATTCCGGTGGTGATTCCGGTGGTGATGATAGTGGAGGTGATTCCGGCGGAGATGGAGATGGAGATGGTTCTGGCGGTGATGATGGTGGTGATGATAGTGGTGGAGATGGAGATGGTGACTCCGATAGTGGAGGTGATGATGACTCTGGTGGAGATGGTGATGGTGATTCCGATGGAGATGGTGATGGTGATGGTGATGGTGATTCCGATGGTGATGGCGATGGAGATGGAGATGATGATTCGGATGGAGATGATTCAGATGGAGATGATGACTCTGATGGGGATGATGACTCTGATGGGGATGATGATAGTGATGAAGATTCTGATGAAAAAGAAGAATCTGATGAGGAGGAAAAAGAAGAAGAGAAAGAGGAAGAAGAAAAAGAAGAAGATGAAGAAGAAAAGGATGAAGAGGAGGAAGAAGAAAAAGAAGAAGATGAAGAAGAGGAAGAAGAATCTGATGAGGATTCTGAAGAAGAGGAAGAAGAGGAAGAGAAAAAAGAAAAACGATTCATGCCAATCGTATTAAAGGCAGATTTAATGCAACAACAAGCACTAACATTGGATTACAATACAGTTCTTAACATTGGTGCATCTCAATCATCAATATATGGTGATATAACAAATACAGCAAACTTAATGGTTTATGATAATCTAAAACAAGTTGGTTTAACTGTGGGTAGAAGTAAAGTTAGTTTGAATGATAACTACCAAGTAACTTGGGTAGATGGAGTAAATCTAACTTATATGAGAAACTTCTCTATGAATTCAACAACATTATCTCTCAGTAGAATGAAACCATTGGGTAAGTGGGGAACAGTTGGTGTAGGATTAAACTACTCATTTATGTTTGGTAAAGATGCATTAGGAAATACAATGCCAAAGATGGGTTCAGGTGGATATAATGTACTTTACACAAATATGGTAAAAGTAAATGATAGAATCATGTACACACCAGCAATAATAGGTGCACAAAACCCAATATCATATACACAAAAAATTGATGGGTTTGATGCATTCTCATCAACATCAAAAGATTTTATAGGAATCCTTGCAAATTCCTTCACAATACAATTAACAAAATCATTTTCGTTCAATGCAGGATGGACGATAATTTATAGTAGTAATGAGTTTGTTCCAATTATGAATTCGTTTATGATAGGAGCAAAGTTACCCTTTTAAGGAGATAATATGAAAAGAAAACACATAACAATAATTAGTTTATTAATAATATCAGCATGGGCAATTGGATATTTTAATCAATATTATAGAGCACCCAAAATAGAATATGTAGAGATAGAAAAATTACAAACAGTAATTGATAGTATCTATATTGAAAAACTTGTGGAAAAGAAAGTTTATATACCAAAATATATCACAGAAACAAAAACTGATACTATAACCATAGAGTTAATTAAAGAGATAGAAAAACCAATTGAAGTAATTAAAACTGTTTATGTAGATAAACCATATGAAGTGATAGTACCAAAATATGAATTACCAGAATCTAAATGGTATGCTGGATTTGCTTACCAATATGATTTAGAAAACTATTTTAGTGGAGCAAATGTACAAATCTTACACAAATTTAAAAGTGATAAAATGTTTAGTTTAGATGTAGGATTTAGAAACGATTTATTAGATAAAGAAAACGGAACAGGTAAATTAAGACCTTATGTAGGTGGAACAATATATTTCAGATTAGATAACCCAAAAAGTAATTTTTAGAATATGAAAAAGTTTTTATTAATATTGTTACTTTTACCAACTTTGGTATTTGGACAGTTTAGTGGGCCAACTTCAACACAAGTTGCAGATGGTGAAGGTGCAGCAACTTTGGTGTGGTTAGGGACACCATCAAACTCAAATGAATCAGTAGCAAATATCAGACCTGGTGATACAATAGTAATGGGTATCAAGATTCACAACTACAAAAATAATAACGCAATAACTTACGCTCACATTGATGTTCAGTATGATAAAAGGATGTACACTAAAATAAATCATGTATTTAGTTCATCTGCTAGTGGAACTTCACACTTTATTGGTGATAATAAAAAGATGAGTTTTACAAACAATCACCCACATTATGATATTTGGATGCAATGGTCTCAAGGTGGTTCTTATCCAACTGATTCTAATTATTGGATTGACCATTATCAAGCTAATGGAGCAAATAATTTAGCATCTCTCGATTGGTATGTAAAAGTAAATCTATTAGTAAAAGATTATGATTCAGATTTAGATTACACAGATGGTATTGTTGTAACAATGGGTAGAATGACAGAAAGTAATGGTACAGTTTATGACCCAATGTATGCTTATGAATACCAAGATTTTACTTATACTCCAGTCCAAGCAGCACCTTCATTTGTTTCTTCAGTTGATGATGGACAAGATGCAATAATTTACAAATCATTTAAGATTAATCAAACTGCCAATAACAATAACCAATCTGAATATAATGCTCATCCTGCAAATGAAAATGATTTTAATGATATGTTTGATTATGCAAATAAGAAAACTACCGAGTGGACACATTATGGTAGAGAAACCGCAACAAAGGCATTTACTTGGCCATGGAGTGATATCTTACCAAGACATGATAATAGTAATTTCGGTTGGGAAATTGAAGCAAAATTTGTACCAGAAGAAACAGGTACATATACATTTGAATTAGATTCAGATGATAGAAGTGATTTCTTTTTTGATTCTAATATGGATGGAAATATGACAAATACTAACTTGGATTATAATAATGGAAAACGAACTGTTGATATTAGTTTAACTGCTAATAATGTTTATTCATTTAGAGTACGATATGAACAAGGAGCTGGTGGTGCAGATTTATATCTTAAATGGAAAAGACCATCTGATTCTGATTATCAATTTAATAAAAATGAAATATGGAGTGTTAGTCCATCAAGTATTCCTCATAAATTAGATGTAGTTTATAATATCAATGGAGATTTAGATAAAACTAAATTTACTTCAAAGTTAGAATATGATAATGGAACAGTAAATGGTACAAAAACTGAATCATTAGGAACGAGTGGACAAGTATCATATAATGATGATGGAGGAGGAATTTATTCTACTGTTGTAAATACTGGTAATAAGAAAGCAACTACAACTGGTGGTTCGGTAGAATGGTGTGTAATTTATGCTTATGATAATACAAACAATAGATACAGAGTTGGTATCGATAGTAGAGAATTTACAAATCAACAACCAGATTGGGATAAGGTAACTAAATTAAAATTATTTGATTTATGGGATGGTTCAGTAACACCAAAGAGTGGTAACAATAATGCAGATACTCATTGGAATGAATATTGGATTTATACAGATACAGAACTTGATTTTTCTAACTCAACATTTTCATCTTATATTAGAAGTATGGGTGATGGTGGATATGGAATCAAAGCAGAGTTTGAATTTGTAGATGTTACAAGTTATATCAATCACGATTTATTATTAGAAGTTGATAACACTTATTACTCAGACCAATATGCAAATGTAGTAACAGTTCAAGATTTAGTACTTGCTTTCAATCACCTAACTGCACCAGGTAGTGGTGGACCATTTGGTGGTAGTGGTGGTATCTATACAACTGGTATTGAATATGTAGTATCTGATGTTAACGAAGATAATAAATTTGATTTTACAGATACTCAATTAATGATGCAACATATCTATGGTGATACAGACCCATTTGAGAATAATACATTTGATGATGTTGTACTTTTATTTGAAAGTGATTATAATAGTTGGAGTACTTCAGATTGGTCAACAAGTGTTCCAAGAGGTAAAACTAAAACTTATGTACCAAGTACATCATTCAGTCAAAGAACACAAAGTAACACTTACAATATTGCATTCTTAGGTGATGTAAACTTTTCACATTCCAAACAACCTACAAATTATACAACAAACTCATCACAACAATCGGGTATGAGTGCAAGATATTCATCTACATTAGGTTCAAGAACTTCAAGTGATATAGGAATGGATATAGAAAAGATTGGGGATGTGTTGAGTGTAGTTTTAGATATACCTTCTAACAATCACGATATAACAGGTACTCAATTTAAAATATACTTTGATAATGATAGAATAGAATTTGTAGATTCGGAAATATCAGATTCACAAATAGAGAGTTTTACAACTGCAAGAACTAACTATGTAACAATAGGTTCATTTAGTTCTGATGGTTCTCAAAATATAAATGGTGGTATCCAATACAAATTGAATTTCAAAATAAAATCAAATCTAAGTTCAACATTAGGATTACTTGGATTAAAATTTTATGAATTAGTTGATAGTGATGGTAAAAAAATAAACATGAAAATAAAATGAAAAAGTATCTTATAATAATATTATTAATTTTAGTATCTTGTCAAAAGGATGAGATAGAAATTGTAGAACCTCTACCAGAATATGAAATGATATTTGAAGAATCACAATCTTCAGTAACAGATGGACAAGAATATTCTTTTGAAATATCATTAGAAGAAGAACATCAGTTAATAATCTCAAAAGATGGTAATGTGATTGCTAAAGAATCATTTTTACCAACACTTGGAATCAATACAAAAAGAATTTATACTAAATCATTACCTATCGATTTGTTGAAATTTGAACTAATTAATTCAACAGGTGTTATAAAATCAACTTTTATACAAATATATTAATATTTATGGTTATGGAAAACCTCATCCTTCTATTTAAGATTGTAGGAATTTTTGTAGCCTTTTGGTTTATAATGAATAGATGGTTTAAGTGGTTAGATAAATAAAATGCCTGTAAAAATAAAACCAAGTACCAAAGATTATCTTCGAGATGCTCGAGGAAAGATGACCAATAAATGGGTGTGGAAACATTACACAGTTTCTAACACATCTACCGAAGAGTTGAAAAAGTTATATGATTCACCTTCCTACAAAAGAAAGAAGGAAGTAATAAAAAAAGAATTAGAAAGAAGAGGAATATGGGAAAACTTAAAGAAAAAATAATTGAAAAAGGAAGTGGTTTAGTTGTTAAATCAAAAACTAAAAAACAATTAGAAAAATTCTTACCAAAACCTTTAGCTAAACAAATCTCAAAAAAGGTTGGTAAAGGAGTAGAATCAATTACATCTAAAGCAATTGGTTTATGGAATAAATTTAAGAAATAATTTATACTATATATTTATAGTAGTATGTTTATATTCACAGAAGAAAATATTAAATCTATTCAAGATGCTGTCTATTCCACAGATGGTATGAAGGATAAACATGCTAAAAAAATTGAGTATGTAAAAACCAAAGGTTTATTCAAAGATTTTAACTTTAGTAAATACTTTGATAGAAAACCTCCAAAAAATACATCACTAACAACATACCAAGAATTGATGTATTTAAAAGATTTACCAGAAGATAAAGAATTCGTAGAAAAACACGATGATATTGAAGGTGTATTTGAAGAAATTTGTAAAGAACATAATTTAGAATATCCAAAAGATTTAGTTGAAAAACTAATTAAATCTTGTTCAATGTTAGAACTAAAATGGCATTACAATAGACCAAGACCATTTCAAATTGCATCACACTATAATATAAAATTAGGTGGTCATGTAATGGAAAGTATGAAAACCCCATCATATCCATCTGGTCATTCTGCTCAAGGTATTCTCATTGGTAAAGTACTTCAAACAAAATTACCAATCAATACAGATGCATTTTTAGAAGCAGGACAAAGAATATCATATAGTAGAAATATAGGAAGAGCTCATTACCCATCTGATTCGGAATTGGGTGAAACAATAGGTAACGCAATGTACCTACATATTAAAGATAAGATTTAAATATCTATTTATAGATATGATTATACTTATATAGTAGATGAGCTGGAGTAATAAGTATAAAAAAAGTATTGATTGCAATAATCCCAAAGGATTTAGCCAAAAAGCTCATTGTGCAGGTAAAAAGAAAAGAAATGAGAATATTATGAAATTATCAGATTTAAAAGAAGAAATAAAAAATATGATTCGAGAAAGAAGTGTTAATGCTATTTCTAAAGCTCAACAAAAAAATTTCGATGATATTGCTAAAGCATTAGAGTTCTACAAAAAGAACAAACACACAGATAAAAAAGAACCATTTATAAAACTTCTTAAAAAACTTGGTAAAGAAAAAGAAAGATTAGCAAAAGAACTTGATGATAAGGTAAGTGGTATGTACAAAAACGCAGAGTATAAAGGTGAATCAGTAGTAAACGAAATGGCAATGGGATTTGATTCTATGACAGGTTTATTTTATCTTAAAGGAGTTCCCTTTACAAGAGAAAGAGTGAAAGAAGTAATACGGTTTTTCATGAAATCTCAAGCTAAAAGTGCAGTTAATCAATTTGAATATACTCCTTCACTTATAGTAAAAGATAAAGTTGGTAGACATGAAGTATCAATTGACCCTAAGAATTTAAAAACATTAGTTGATTTCTATAAAAAGAATAGTGCTAAACTAGCATCAGATAAGGATTTTTAAAATGAGTACAAAGTTAAAAGATATAATGTCTGAAGTAAAATGGGGTAAATATAATATACAACCAGGACAAGTTGTAACTGCTAAAGATTTTCCACCATTTAAAACCCCTACTCAGATAAAAGAAGAGAATGTTAATGAAGATGACCACGAAGTAGGAATGGGGTTATCATCTCTTAAATCATCTGTTCGTTCCGCTAAAGTCATTTATGATAATATCAAAAAAAGAAACATTGAAGAATTAGATGGTTGGGTACAAGAGAAGTTAACACTTGCATCTGATTATCTTAAAAATGTTGCTGATTACATGGAAGATTTAGATGAGTATGATAAAGATGGAGACAATAACTGAAATACATAATCATTACATGGAACTATTAGGAGCATTTTTAACTGGTGTTGTAGGGCCCATTTTATATCTACTGATTGACAGGTATAAAAGACAACACCAAGATAAGAAAAGGGATAAGGTTAGAGAAACTATAGCTAACACCAATCTCATTAACGATGAGTTAGAAGAAATCAGAGAAGAATTTAAATCAGATAGAGTTTGGATTTCTCAGTTTCACAATGGTGGTAATTTTTATCCCACAGGTAAATCAATCCAAAAGTTTTCAATATTCTATGAAGTTACAAAAGCAGGAGTTTCATCAGTATCACATACTTTCAATAACATCCCCACTTCATTATATCCAAAAGCATTTGACCATATGTTAAATGATGACCAAAAAGGAATCTTTATAAATGATTTCAATGACCCGAAAGTTGCAACCTATGGATTAAAAGGAGCAGCTGAATCGGTAGGAACTAAAGCATCTTATGTAATCCCAATGTTTACTTTAGATGAAAAGTTTGTAGGAACATTAGGTATTGATTATGTAGGTAGAAAAAGAAGATTAACCAAAACTGAGTGGGAACATCTACAAATAAAAGCAGGTAGAATAGCAGGATACTTATCATCGTATCTACAAAAATAAAATTAATGTTTGATAATTTAGGTTACTATAAAGAAAATGATGTATTAATAGTAGATAATCATTTTAATCCAATACACAGTGAATTTTTCGGTGTTGAAACTTTACCATTTGAAGATTATGTATCTTATAATGTTCGTTTAAGTGATATTACCTCTGATTTAATTTCCCTCTTTAAAAAACCTCGATTATTAATATTTAACTTTCAAGAAAATATACCCAAAGATATTTTAGTATTACTTGATATTTTAGCTAAAAATGGAGTTAAGGTACAGTTATTAACATTTTGTTTAGCATTGAAAAACTATTTTGATACTAAGTATCCAAATCATAAAATAGAATTACCAAATATAGAAGCCTCAAATCACTTTCATTATACAGCTTCATCTTGGAAAGAATTACTAAGTCCATTATCAGAAGATAGAAAATATGATTTAATTTATTTCAATGCAAGTAGAAAACCTTTTAGAGATAAAGTAAATACTTTTTTAGAAGATAATAATTTGATAGAAAATAATTTAGTTTCTATTAGAAGTAATTCAACCTTAACAAAAGAAGAACAGATATTTGGAATCAAAGAACTTTATAGAGATTATCATACAGAAAAATGTTTTTTAGATTATACCTATGAACGATATGAAGGATATAAAAATATTCATAAATCTCAAGAAAATATAACTCCATGGGGTGACCAAGAATCTCAAGATTATGCACAATATGAAGCACATCTAAATTCAAAATTTAATATACTGTGTGAGGCAATATATCCTTATGAAAATAGTGATTACGAAATAATGAAATATATGACATCTGTATCTAAAAGAACGATGTATCCTATTTTATTTGAAAATGTATTTCATATCTATCCAAAAAATAAACCATTGGAAGAGTGGTTAGTTACTAATGGATTTCAATTATTTTTTGAAAACGATGAAGATTTTTTAAAAAATCTTAATGATGAATTTTATTATAGAGAAGATGTTCAATCAAAATTAAAATCAAACTCTAAGTTAATGAGAAGTTTTTTTATTAATTTAGCTTACCACAAAATAAATGGATTATAAAATAATTCACTTTTTGCTTGGATTTCTCATTTATTTTTCGTATATTTATATGTTAGGATGATTAGATTAAAAGACATGATAGCAAGAAATTTATTTACTGAATCAAAGAAACTCAGAGTATTCGATTTTGATGATACTCTCGTTAAAACTACATCATTTATTTATGTTACCAACAATGGTAAAAA